AGGATTTCTGACCGAGATTGCTGTAGTCGATTATAATAACGCCGCATAATATAGTCCTGCATTTTATCATATACGATTGAAATGGGGGTTTACTTATGAACTATGAAGCACTTTTAGATGAAGCACGCTATCATGGGATAACGGTAAAAGAAAAACCACTGGTTTCCAGCGACGGTAGACTAAGTGGAAACCGTATAGCGATCAGAGGCAGCATAAGAACAAGCGCAGAAAAAGCCTGCGTACTGGCTGAAGAGCTCGGTCATTATCATACTACTGTTGGGGATATCATTGATATGGAAGATGCGCAGAACCGAAAGCAGGAACGACAGGCAAGGCTCTGGGCATATGATAAGCAGATTGGGCTTTTGGGTCTTGTCAGAGCATACGAAGCCGGATGCACAAGCCGGCACGATGCAGCCGAATTTCTGAATGTTACTGAGTCTTTCTTGGCTGAAGCCGTGGAATGCTATCGTGAGAAGTACGGCACGGGAACTATGGTTGATGATTACTATATTTCATTCATTCCATATCTATCGGTCGGTAAGATTAGGATATAACCGCTCAGGCGTTTATATAAATTGTCATATAGTGTAGTAATATCACAAAGGAAGAGAGGGAAACTTATGAGCAAAAAAAGAGAAACCTACAACCAAGATTTGCAAACACTGCAAGACTGAGATTCCATACGATGCAAAGGTGTGTCCGCAGTGCAGAAAGAAACAAAAAGGTGGAAAGCTGAAATGGATTATCCTGATTATCGTCCTGCTCGTTATCGGTGTCATCATTTTGGGCAGTGGAAATTCCTACAATTTGAGCGACGACGCTTCCAGTATGTCAGAAGACGAGTTCAAGGCAGCGTGTGAAGAGATATCATACAAAGATCTCGCTCGATCAGCTGATAAGTACGAAGGATCTAAGGTTAAGTTCACTGGAGAAATCCAGCAGATTGCTTATGATTCCGACAGTGGAGAATCCGAATACTTAATTGCAGTCACTAAAGATGAGTATGATCTTTGGGATGATAACGTATATGTATATTTTGATAACACCGAATCCGATACAAAACTTCTGGAAGAAGATGTCGTAACATTCTACGGAGAGGCTTCCGGAGATAAAACCTATACAAGTGTATTAGGCGAAGAAATTACAATTCCTGCTGTAACAGCAGTTTACATGGATGTTGAAGAATAATAATATCTTTACCACTGCTCCCGGATCCCGGGAGTAGATGTAAGGGTATTAGCCGAAATATACATAAGAAGGGAAAACTATGTCTAATGAATGGTGATAAATTTTTCTTAACTTACAATCAACAAATGAAAAAACTCAGAAACGATAAGCATATTTTATGCAAAGGTACTCCTCATAAAAATATCTTGGTACGCGCGGGTTATTTTAATATTGTAAACGGATATAAAACTCCTTTTATTAGCGGACAAGATGAAAATGGCAACCATTCATATATATCAGGAACCTCAATCAGCCAACTCCAAGCTGTCAAAAAATTCGACGACCAATTGCGCTCTTTTTTATTGCGTTATATTACTCAAGTAGAAGAAGAGACAAGAGCATTAACGGCCTATAAATTTGATGAGTGCAATAACAACGGAGCTATTCCTTGGTATGATACTAACGCTTATTCTCCAAACAAATCTTTACAAGAGAAAATGGCTGTCATATCTAAGGCTTATAGCGAATTAAGCAGGAGTAAACTTGATTACGTGAAATTTTATATGGATAACCATAAGCAGATTCCAACGTGGATAATGCTTAAAGTCATTAATTTTTCTACATTTATCGAAATTATTTGCTGCAGCAAAATGGATATATCACATTCTTTATGTAGCTTATATGGATTAGAAGATGAAGATGGACGTGCTAATGTAAAACTCTTAATTGGGAGTCTTCATTGGATGCGAAAAATAAGAAACTCCTGTGCGCACAATGAACGCGTCTACTGTCTTACACGAAGAACGGAGCGACGTGGTCAATCCGGGCGAATTCTTGAAAAATATTTTAGAATGCTTAGCAATGGATACAGTAGAAATTTAGAACAAAGAATATTTGATTTAATTGTATATTTCAAATACTTTCTTCCTAAGAATGAATACAAACATTTTATTTCAGAATTAAAGACTATGTTGACGAATTTAAGCTCAGAAATTCATCCTCATGCTTTTGAATACGTACGTGGACAAATGGGAATCAGAAATTTATCAGATTTAGATACATTACTTAATCTCCCTAAAGACGAAATAGAATATAATAAATTTGATAAAAACTCTATTTAAACTAGTTTGATGGAAAATAACACAAATAATTCCATATAACGAACGTTAAATACACTAAAAAAACTCATTTTAAACATTGTAATATTTTTTATCATATAGTAATATACTTGTACGGAGAAAACCATATTTATTATGGTTGAAAGGCACTCATGTACAAGTTGTATATGGGTGTCTTTTACTATCTATAAATATAAAAACCGCCCCTGCACCAACAGGGACGGTTCACCACATATACTTTCCGAAGAAAGATATGATACCAAAGCAATAATATTGTATCATCTTCGGACAGCCATCGCAAGAGAACGCAAGTTCGCTGGCTGTTATTTTTATACTCATTTTTCCATAATCTGTAGAAGGAAGTGATACAATGTACTGCTTATATTTAAGAAAATCCAGAGCCGATCTCGTCGCAGAAGCTCGTGGTGAGGGCGAGACACTGGCCAAGCATGAGCATATCCTGATGGACACTGCAAGGCACATGGGACTATCGATTGGAGCCGTCTACAAAGAATTGGTGTCCGGTGAATCTATTCAAGATCGCCCGGTCATGCAACAGCTTTTATCTGAGGTATCATCCGGTATGTGGCAAGGTGTGCTTGTTGTGGAGGTGGAACGTCTGGCCAGAGGTGATACGCAAGATCAAGGCGTAGTGTCTAAAGCATTTAAGTATTCGAACACCCTCATTATCACTCCAATCAAGACATATGATCCGAACGATGAATTCGATGAAGAGTATTTTGAATTCGGCCTTTTTATGAGCCGCCGGGAATACAAAACAATCAACCGCCGTATGCGTCGCGGTGTGATTCAGGCAGTCCGTGACGGATATTGGCCATACAACCGGGCACCATACGGATATGATGTATTTCGGCTCCCGGATAAATCCGGATACTCTCTCACTGAGAATCCGAATGAAAAGCACATCTACCAAATGCTGATCCGGGCGGCTGCATACGGTGTGGATGGTTCTGGAATCCGGCTTGGAGATTCTGCCAATGCCAAAAGGCTGAATTCTCTGGGACTACTCTCGCGCTCTGGAAAGCCATGGACGCCTGCAGGAGTCCGCACAGTCCGCACGAATCCGGTACATACCGGGAAAGTTGTCTATGGTCGGCGCAGCCATGTTAAAAAACTGCAGGATGGCTCGGTGACAAGGAGCAGACCGCGCAACTCGGACTATCAGATCTATCCCGGCGTGCATCAGGCACTTATTGATGAGGTGACATGGAAGGCTGCGCAGCGACCATTTACCTCTGGGATCCACGTGAATCATAAGTCCAATGGTATTCAAAATCCGCTTTCCGGGATTGTAAAATGTGGGCTTTGCGGACGTAATATGGTGCGGCGACCATATAAAAACCACGAAGCCAGTCTGATCTGTCCGTATACAGATTGTAAAAATGTTTCAACTACTTTATCATCCGTGGAAGAAAAACTACTGGAAGCTATCGAAGAATGGATAAAAGGATATGAAATTGTTTCTGATGAAACAAATACAGATTCAGCATCACTTGAAATGCTGCATGGAATTATGGCTGACAAGGAAAAGGAACTGGAAAAGATCTCGGCAAAGCGATCCAAACAATATGATCTGCTGGAGCAAGGTATATACACACCGGAAGTATTCCTGGAGCGGTCTGCTGCCGTCGAGAAAGAATTGACACAGCTGCAGGATAGTATACAGGGCGTTAAAGATCAGATAGCCGCCGAAGAAATGCGGATCCGAAATCAATCCGTATTTATACCACAGTGCAAAAAACTTCTGGATGGATATTCAAACATGGATGCCGTGGAAAAGAATGCAATT